TATTTCAAGCATTAGCCCTAATGGTCAATTTACTTTTGATACCGCTGATATGTATTACGGCGATAGAAAAATTACATTTGATGGTAGCGATTTAACTAAAGTTGTTAGCCTTACCGATGAAGCGGGCAATGTAGATACAAAAGTTAGCGGCTATCTTTATATCAATCTTTATAAATCTACAACGGGCGGCACAATTACATCCGCTAACGGCGCATCCGCACCTAGTACGGTTATGGGCGGTTCTGATATTGCCGTTGGTCAGCGTTGGACAGGAACGCGGCAGATGAACGGTTTGGGCTTTGCTATTGTCAAACTAATTTACAACCGCGATGCCGATACGACACAACTAAACCCAATCACTTTTAAAGTAGCGCATACGCTAAACGGTACAGGCGTAGCCAAAGCGGGTGATGTTTGGTATGACTACATGACCAACGCGGTTTATGGCGGCGCAGTAGATGCGGCGTTTGTAAATAGCACAAGCGCAACCGCATTAAACGCGTATGGCGACCAAAACATAACATTTACAAACAGTAGCGGCGCACCATCTACCCAACCGCGTTACCGCATTAACGGCGTATTAGATGCAGGGCAATCGGTTCTTTCCAATGTTGACCGCATCGTTTCCGCTTGCGATTCTTGGATGACATATAACGCCGCATTAGGTCAATGGTCAATAGTAATTAACAAAGCCGAATCTACGGCGTATGCGTTTGATGATGACAACATCATTGGCGAAATCCGCGTTAGCGCAACCGACATTACTTCGTCTATTAACCAAGTTGAAGCGCGATTCCCGTTTAAAGAAAATCGCGACCAAGCCGCATTTGTTAACATTGAAACGCCTAGCAATTTACTGTATCCCAACGAACCCGTTAACAAGTATTCAATTACTTACGACATGGTTAACGATTCCGTGCAAGCAAATTACCTTGCCAATCGTTTGTTGGAACAAGCACGGGAAGATTTGATTGTTTCTTTCAGCACAACCTATTACGGTATTCAAGTTGATGCGGGCGATGTAGTTAGCGTTACCAATGCCGATTACGGTTGGAACGCAAAACTTTTCCGCGTGATGAAAGTTAACGAAGCATCATTACTTGATGGTAATTTGGGTGCGCGTTTAGAACTTAGCGAATACAACGCACAAGTTTATGATGACTTTGATATAACTCAATTTACGCCAATACCTAATTCGGGTTTGGCATCAGTAAGTTATTTTTCACCATTAGCCGCGCCTACGGTTACGGGATTTCCAAGCGCGACAATTCCCTATATTGATGTTCAAGTTTTTGTGCCAACAACAGGGCGCGTAACTTTTGCTAATTTGTTTTGGACTACAAGCGCAACGCCAACCGCCGCAGATTGGAAATTAGTTTCTAGTGCATCAACAACTAACGGGCAACCCGTTACAAATAATACTTATTACACATTTGCCAACATCACGCTAAACACGGGTACTTATTACTTTGCCTATATGGTTGGCAATGATGTAACAAGTTCTGTATTAAGCCCAATCAGCGCGGCATTGGTTTGGAATCCAGTAGCGGGCGCAGGGCCTACAGGCGCGACAGGGCCAACTGGTGCATCTCTTACAGGGCCAACTGGTGCTACGGGAAATTCAGGGGCTACTGGTACTGACGGCAATTCATCGCGCATTTGCTATTCAAAAACAACTTTAAGTTCTTTATCGCCAACGCCAACAACCATTACAACAAGTGGTAGCGCATCCTACCCCCCAAATGATTCATGGGGTGCGGGAACTGTATGGGGTGCAACCCCGCCCGCTATTGTTGCGGGTGAATCTGTTTACCAATCTGATGGTGTTTATTCACCAACAACCAATAATACAGTTTGGAATGTGCCATACCTTTCTAATTTAAAGGTTGGTCAACTATCCGCAATTAGCGCAAACCTTGGAACTATTACAACGGGTCAAATTACAAATAATAGTGCAAACACAACAATGCAATTAGGTGCGGCGGCGGGTGGCGCATCTTCAGGCGCAACGATGTATTTTGAACGCACGGGTTCGGCATCTTCAGCGGTTGGGCCAATTATTTATGGCAATGACATTTCTACTTCTAAAACATCATATTCGTATGCGTTTATTTCTAATGTTGCAGATACATTTATAGTTTATACGGCGGGTTTAGGAATAGGTAGTTACAATGGCGTATTCCAAACCGCAAATGGAAGCGGCTCATGTTTTGTTAATCTTTCCGTGCAAGGCTACACGGAAGGCCCGCAACTGCAAGTTAGCCAAACGCAATACAACGGAACTGCGGGTTCGCCCGTAAATCCTGCGGGTGATTTTATTGCTTATGATAATAGTTTAAATCAAGCGGCACGAATTAAACTTGCTTCAGGCACAGGCTACGCCTATTACATTGTTTCGGGCGTTGGCGGGCCATTTACGGGCGCACACGATGCGTTAATTTCTAAAACAGAAACAATTGTGCAAGGCGATATTGTTGTAGATGTAACTTTAGTTAGAAAAGCCACATTAAGCGACACAATTTTTACTGTAACAAAATCTACAACGCCCAATCAATGTTCGCTTGGCGTTTTTAATAGCGGTACAGAAATGTTTGAATTAGCACCGCCTACCGCTTTGGTTGAAGGTTATAGAACGCAAGTTAATCCGCTTGGCGATAATGATTACATCCCCATACCCGCGCCACAATTTTATGTATATGAACCTACACACAATCAAGCAATTGTCAATTCTATTGGTGAAGGTCAAATAAATGTTTGCGGGGAAAACGGTAATATTGCCGTTGGCGACTTAATTGTTACTTCTAGCACCGCGGGCAAAGGTATGAAACAAGCGGATGATTTGGTTCGTTCCTATACTGTAGCCAAGGCGCGGGAAGCGGCAACATTTTCTAGCCCAACTGATATACAAATGATTGCGTGTATTTATGTAAGTGGCTAAAATATGTAAAAGACAGTACACCATGACCGCGGGATTCGCGGATGTTCTAACTAAGTTTAGGGAACGCTATGGCGATTTTCAATAAGAATACGCTTGCACAAGTAAGCGGGTTCGACAACCCCATTCTTGCGGGTGAATTGGTTTGGAATCAACAAACCTATTGGAATTTAACATTCCAAAGCAACCCATCTACAAATACCCCCGTAAATTTAACGGGCGCAACTATCAACGCGCAAATTGTTCGCCGTGAACTATCTAACATCATTGATACCCGCAACGGTTTGACTTTTGACATTGCCGATTACAACCCGCCGCCCGCCGCAATTCCCTTAACAATTACTAACATTGTTGCGGCTAATGGCACTTGCACATTGGTAATTGATGCCGCGGCTTGGGGGTTAATGTCAAATGACCCTGAATTAGAAATCAATGCGGCAGACACCGTTGGTTATTCAGGTCGCGTTAAAGTTTCTTTACCCGCATCAGGTACGACACCCGCTGATGACCTGATTATTTTTCTACTGTTTTTAGTTCGTTCTGATGGGGTGATTGTTTTATGACCGCTATTAAAGTTCAACCCGCAAGCAATGTAACTATTGTTGTTGACCGTGGCGTAGCGGGGGCTACTGGTCCGACAGGACCGCAGGGCAATAGCGGCCCTACAGGGCCAACGGGGGCAACGGGCGCACCTAGTACGGTGACAGGGCCAACGGGGGCGCAGGGCGCAACGGGTGCATCAGGACCGACAGGCGCAACGGGTGCGCCAAGCACCGTGCAAGGGCCTACGGGGGCTACAGGACCGACAGGCGCACAAGGCACTACGGGAAATGTAGGCCCTACAGGACCGCAAGGCGTACAGGGTATCCAAGGCGTTCAAGGCATCCAAGGCGTACAAGGTCCGACAGGCGCACAAGGTGCTACGGGCGATACTGGTGCGACAGGGCCAACGGGCGCGAGTGGCGTTAACGGTAATACAGGCCCTACGGGTGCAATCGGTCCTACAGGGGCGCAGGGCGTACAAGGCGTAGCAGGGCCAACGGGCGCACAAGGTTTGCAAGGCGCACAAGGTCCGACAGGGGCAACTGGCGCAGATAGCACGGTTGTAGGTCCTACAGGCCCTACGGGGGCGCAGGGTATCCAAGGCAACGCAGGGCCTACTGGCGCACAAGGTATTCAAGGAATTCAGGGCGAACAAGGTTTGCAGGGCATCGCAGGGCCTACTGGTTCGCAGGGCGCGGCGGGCGCGACAGGACCAACGGGCGCACAGGGCTTAGTAGGACCTACGGGTAGCGCGGGTGTTAACGGACCTACGGGCGCAACGGGCGCGGCATCTACGGTAGCAGGGCCAACAGGACCAACGGGCGCACAAGGCGCAGATGGGCAATCATCATCGTATTACCAATATGATGCAAATACTACGCAAACATCAGGTACGCCGCCCGCGGGTGATGTGTACTGGAATAACGCAACGCAAACATCTGCAACATCACTTGTTTTTAGTCATTTGACAAGCAACGGCATTGATGTTGATTTGTTCTTAGGATTCTTAAAAACTGGCGACAGTATTGTTTTGCAAGATGCAAACAATTCAACTAATTATCAAAAATGGGTTTTATCTGCTGACCCAACAATAGTAGCCAATACATCAGTAACTTGCCCCGTTACTTTGTCAACATCTAGTGGCACGGGAACAACGGGTTTTGCAAACAATCACCCATTGATTGCGGTATTGCAATCCGTGGGCGTAGTCGGTCCAACTGGCGCAACAGGACCTACAGGTGCGGCAAGCACGGTAGCAGGGCCTACGGGTGCGGTGGGTGCTACAGGACCTACGGGCGCACAGGGCAATGTTGGTGCGACAGGACCGACAGGGGCGCAAGGTATTCAGGGTGAACAAGGCATACAAGGCATACAGGGCGTGGTCGGTCCAACTGGCGCACAGGGCATCCAAGGTATCCAAGGTGAACAGGGAATACAGGGGGTAACAGGTCCAACTGGCGCACAAGGCATCCAAGGCGTGACAGGCCCGACAGGGGCGGCATCTACCGTTGCAGGGCCTACAGGACCGCAGGGCATCCAAGGGGTGCAGGGCGTGGCAGGGCCTACGGGGGCGCAAGGCGATACGGGCGCAACTGGTGCGGTCGGTGCGACAGGACCTACGGGCGCACAAGGTATTCAGGGCATACAGGGCGTGACAGGGCCGACAGGCTCACAGGGCGCACAAGGCGATGTAGGACCGACAGGACCGCAGGGCGTACAGGGTATTCAGGGTATTCAGGGCGTGACAGGACCTACGGGGGCAACTGGAAACACAGGGCCGACAGGCACGGTTGTTTACGGTGTAGTTGTTCCCAACTTGGATACGGCAACAAGCAATGTTTCAATTACTGCGGGTTATAACGCCGCATCGGTTGGGCCAATCACCGTGAATACGGGCGTTACCATTACCGTTGCAACTGGTCAACGGTGGATTATTTCTTAATTAAAGGAAAACAAAATGACAGTTATCATTAACGGAAGCAATACACCTACGGCGGGCGCGGTAGCGGTTGGTGATGGTACAACTATTAACTTTACCGCGGCGGGAACTGCGGGACAAGTTTTAACAAGCAACGGCGCGGCAGTACCTACATGGACTGATAACGGTTCAGGTAGTGTTACAACCGCATCCGTTGTTTCTGCAAATGGTTTTGCGGGTACGGTTGCTAATCCGACAACAACCCCTGCAATTACTTTAAGCACAAGCATTACGGGCGTTCTTAAAGGTAACGGAACTGCGCTATCTGCGGCTACTGCGGGTACAGATTATGTCGCCCCTAGTGGTGCATTAGGTACACCATCTAGCGGCACATTGACTAACACAACTGGTTTGCCTTTGACTACTGGTGTTACAGGCACATTGCCCGTTGCTAATGGCGGTACGGGTCAAACAACATTGCAAAATGCAATGGATGCACTTGCGGGTGCAGTTACTAGCGGTCAATATTTGCGCGGTAACGGTACAGATGTTGTTATGTCTGCAATTCAATCCGCAGATGTTCCTACGCTAAATCAAAACACAACGGGTACTGCCGCGGGATTATCTGCAACCCTAGTTGTCGGTTCAGGTGGTACAGGCGCAACATCTTTGGCGGCAAACAATGTTATTTTGGGCAATGGAACAAGCGCGGTTCAAGTTGTAGCCCCAAGCACCGCGGGTAATGTTTTAACATCCAATGGAACAACTTGGGAATCTTCAGCATTGCCCGCGGGTGTTTCTCTTTCAGCGGATAACACATGGACTGGAACACAAACATTTAATGGAACTTCAAGCAAACTTGCTACCGTTTTATTAAATGCCTCTGAAACAACAGGCGTATCGGGAACTGCGGCATCAGGTACAGTTAATTTCTATGTTAATAGCCAATCTGTTTTGTATTACTACGGTACTGCTTCAGGAAATTGGACTTTAAATGTAGCATTTAGTGCGGGGACAACATTAAACACAACATTAGCAAATAATCAAACTGTAACTATTGCATTTTTGGTGACTAATGGTGGAACTGCTTATTACGCTAACGGATTTCAAATTGATGGAACAAGTGTAACCCCAAAATGGCAAGGTGGTACTGCCCCAACATCAGGCAATGCAAGTTCAATTGATGTTTATACATACACAATTATTAAAACGGCATCTGCAACATTTACCGTTCTTGCATCACAAACTAAATTTGCATAAGGGATAAATATGCCTTTACATCAAACAAGGGGTGCGGCATCCGCACTTGGTTTTGGATTTGGCGGCGGGGCTAGTGCGCTTTATCCATTTACTACTTTTACTTTTACAAATGCGGGCGTTAATGGAAGAAATGGCCCGTCACTAGCAACATTAAAATCATCGTATAGCGCAACATCTTGGACTCAAAATCTAGAATTTTTTTCACAAGAATTAACTGGAGTTCAAACTTGGACAGTTCCCGCTAGTGGTTCGTATCAATTTCTTGTTGTTGGCGCAAGCCCCCCACAACAAGCAAATGGTGGTAAAGCACCACAAGATTCAGGTGCGGGAATAAAAATTCTAGCAAATATTAGTTTAATTAAAGGGCAAAAATTAAATTTGATTGTTGGACAAATGGGAATTCTAGCGGCGGGTGGTGGTTATGAAACTGGTGGAGGTGGCGCAAGTGTTGTAATGAAAGCGGGAATTGCTTTTAATTTATTAGCAACAAGTGATTTATATGTTGTTGCGGGTGGCGGTGGCGGTTGTTCTGAACAATATTATTCTAGTCCAATCTTAAATGGTTCATATAGTTTTACCGATAATACAGGTGGAAGTGCGGCTACTGCACAAGGTGGCCCTGCAGGACCCCAATACTTTGGGGGTTCTATATATGGTGGTTCGGGTGGTGGCGGTTTAACTACTGACGGTGGTTTTTGGGAAAATAACAATGGCCCTATTATTGGCGGTTCTTCATTAAGAAATGGTTTTTTAGGTGGCTATCCCCCAAATTCGCCCGCGGGTGATGGTGGTTTTGGTGGAGGCGGTGCGGCTCGCGGGAATAGTTACGCGGGCGGCGGCGGTGGTGGTGGCTATACTGGCGGAAATGGTGGCGCAAATAGTGGTGGAGGTGCTTGCGGCGGTGGTAGTTATGTAAATGCAGGGCTTGTTAGTTCTTATTCAAACAATGGTTTTGGTAATAGTGCCGTAGCGGGATATATTACCGTAACAAAACTTTAAGGTTTATATGTACGCTAAACAAAAAAATGGTGTAATTTTAAAATACCCGTATTTACTTGAAGATTTACAAATGGAAAATCCATATACATCTTTTGATAATAGATTTTCTTTGTCTGAATGGTATCTAAAAACAGAAGATGCAATAAATACTGGTGCTGAAATTGTTGAAGTAATTGATGCGTTACCGCCAAAAATTAATTCTTACGAATTTTCTATAGAAAAAAATAAAGTTCCTGAATTAGTTGATGGTGTTTGGCAATTAACTTGGGTTGTTAAAGAAACCACAACAGAAGAAAAAGAAGCGTTTTTGATAACACAACAAAACGCAACATCTTAATTACATAACAAGACATGACAAGAAAATTAAAAATAGCAGTTTACGCAATCAGCAAAAATGAAGAACAATTTGTAAATCGTTTTTGCGATTCGGCTAAAGATGCCGACATTATCCTAATCGCCGATACGGGTTCTACTGATAGAACTGTAGAACTTGGATTAGAAAACGGTGCGGTAGTTCACAACATTTGCATTTCGCCTTGGCGGTTTGATAAAGCCCGCGATACTGCTTTGGCATTGTTGCCGCGTGACATTGATGTTTGCATTTCGCTAGACCTTGATGAAGTATTAGAAAAAGGTTGGCGCAAAGAAATCGAACGCGTGTGGCAAGAAAACACTACCCGCCTACGGTACAAATTTGATTGGGGTTGCGGCATTAGTTTCTTCTACGAAAAAATCCATCACCGTCACGGCTACCATTGGCATCACCCCGTACACGAATATCCCCGACCTGATGGGCGCATCACGGAAATTTACGCGCATACCGATATGCTATTGGTTACGCACTTGCCCGACAATACAAAATCCCGCGGGCAATATATGCCGCTACTGGAACTTGCGGTTAAAGAAGATGCACATTGCCCCCGTAACGCGTTTTATCACGCACGGGAATTAACTTTCTATGCGCGTTGGCAAGATTCAATCGTAGCCCTGAATAAGTACCTTGCAATGCCCGAAGCCACTTGGCAAAACGAACGGTGCTATGCAATGCGGTTATTGGGTAAGGCGCATGAAGAACTAGGGCAATCGGTAGAAGCGCATAAGTGGTATCGCCTAGCCATTGCCGAAGCCCCTAACACCCGCGAACCTTGGTGCGAACTGGCAATGTTTTGCTACCGCCGTAGCCTTTGGGTCGAATGTTATTCTGCGGCAAAATCGGCACTTGAAATAAAAGATAAACAATTGGTTTATACAATGAACCCTGATGTATGGGGCGCACAACCTTGGGATTTGGGTAGTATTTCAGCATGGCATCTTGGACTAAAAGAAGAAGCAACACAACTTTTAGAAGAAGCCATAAAATTAGCCCCTGATGACCAAAGATTGCGAAACAATATGCAATTTATGGATGCCGATTACAAAACCTTTGATAAGGTAGAAAATGCCGACACCGTTAGAAGCCCATGAAGAAATATGCACATTGCGTTATGAAATGCTTTGTGCGCGTATCAAGCGATTAGAGGGCATCATTATCAAGGCTTGCGGGGCTATGCTTTTTGGCATGGCGGGCGTGATTTATTCATCTTTGATACACTTGAAATGAAAGATTACGCCGTTGCATTTATTGCCGCGGTTTGTTTAATTGCTACCGTTCTTTGGGCGGTTTTTATATTGGTATGGGTTTGGTATGGTCACGGCTAAAAAAACCGCTAAAGCACCCGTTAAAACCCCTGCAAAGGTAGCCGCAGTTAAGCGTTCTACGCCCAAGCCTAAACCTAAACCCGAACCCGCGCCCGAACCTAAACCCGAACCCAAAAACCAAACCAATGTTGACAAAATTATTGGCTTGATTGAATGGGTTGATAACCCGTTTAAATTGTTTACGGTAATTCTTTTATCGTTTCTTTTCTTTGCGGGTTACTTTGCTTGGGATTCGCGGCAAGTAATCCTACAGGCGATTACAACGCAAGATAAGATGCCGCAACTGGCAAAGCAAGAAGATTTGCTACCGCCCGCGCAATCATTGCTTAAAGATGTTGACGGTGTAGTTTTGTTGATTCACAAAGCAAACTTGGCAAGCAATTCCCGCACAACTGTTTTAGCCTTAAATGCCGATGGAACGCGTGAAAAGAAAATAGAAGGAACTGTTACATCATTGTTTAACGCAAGCGCGGATAGAAATAGTGCGATGGTTGCAATGCTGAACGGCGAAGTTTTATGCGAAGAATTTAACCCGTCATCTAAGGTTGGTGAATGGGGTGTTAAGCAAGGCGTTAAGTTTATGTGCCGCGGTAGCATCCCGCCCGACATGGGTAAGTTTGCGGGTTATGTTGCCATTGGCTTTAAAGATAAAGTAGAAGATATTGCCGCACTTAAAACGCGAATCAATCTAGCCGCAACGGATATGGCAAATGAATGAAATGGCTCATACTTTTATTTGTATTGGTGATTGCGGGTGCGGTTGCCAAAGATGGATGCCATGTGCGGGAATTTTATGGCATCGGCTACACAATTCATAACCCATCAGAACGCCATCAACAAATGGTACGGTGGTTAAAGAACAATGCGCCATATTGCAAAGCATCGGATTATGTAGTTATTTGGAACAACATTGCTGAATGGGCGGGAACTGCGGATTCAACAGAAACTAGGGCGTTAATTATTCATGGTTACAAAGATGCAATTGCGCGTGAAAAAAAATGATAATCCCAAGCAAATGGTATCCAACCGTGCAAGCGCGGCATGATGTACAAACTGTAGCGTTTGATAGGATGGTTAAACGCGTACAAGAAGATTACGACAACGCGATAAAAGCGCATAAAGTTGAAACTGTTAATCACGAATTAGATGTAGAACTTTATAACAAGCGGGCGCGGGTTAACCAACTTGAATTAGAAATGTTTACCAACCGCCGCAGATTTCAGATTTTTGTTTAAGGAACATTATGCTAACTTTACTTTCTACCCTGATTTCTTTTCTGATGGGCGGCTTACCTAAGATTCTTGATTTCTTTCAAGATAAAGCCGACAAATTACACGAACTGCAATTAGCGCGTTTGCAAATTGAACGCGAATTAGAAATGCGTAAGTTGGGATTTGAAGCGCAAGAACGCGTAGAACATATCCGTAGTGAACAACTGGCGACCGAATCCGCGGCAAACACTACGCAAGCCCTGATAGGCGCACAACAAGCGGAAATCCAAGCCATCTACGCGCACGATACATCTTTGAATGAGGGTACATCGCAATGGATGCGTAACCTACGCGCATCAGTTCGCCCCGTCATTACTTACGGTTTCTTTTTCTTGTTGTTGTTTGTCGATGTAGGTTTGTTTGCCTACGGTTGGCATCAGGGCGCAACATTTGTAGAACTTGCCGAAATGCTTTGGGATTCTGATACGCAAGCATTGTTTGCATCAATTATTGCGTTCCACTTTGGCGGCAGGGCGTTTGGCAAATGATTTATTTAATCTATACAAAAATGGCTTTGACCCTGCTTATTAGCGGCTATTTAATTTTAAATTTACCAAAATGAAAGTTTCTGACAAAGCCATAAAGATGATTCAGCATCACGAAGGGGTTAGGCAACGCCCCTACCGATGCCCTGCTAAGTTATGGACAATTGGGGTTGGTCATGTAATGTATCCCGAACATGGCAAACTTAAAATTGAAGAACGCGTAGGCTTGCCGTTACGCCCTGAAGATGAACGCATCTTTTCAATGGATGAAGTAAATGCAATTCTTAGATTTGACCTTGATAGATTTGAACGCGGTGTTGAAAAGTTTTGCCCCGTACCACTTACACAAGGTATGTTTGACGGGCTATGCAGTTTTGCTTTTAATGTTGGTTTGGGAACACTTCAAAGAAGTACGTTGCGCCAAAAGTTACTACGCGGCGATAAAGAAGGCGCGGCAGAAGAACTACTGAAGTATTGCATGGCGGGCGGCAAGGTTCTTAGGGGACTACAGAACCGCCGCATCGATGAACGCGCATTGTTTCTAAGTTAACTTTGTATTTGGTTAATATCGAATCTATCCGACATAACTTCTTCATAGTTAAACCGTTTGCCAAAACATTCGCTGATGTAAATTTCTTGGTCGCCGTATGCAACTAAGGTGCGGTTATAAACAAATGCTTTTTTAGGCAAGCGCAATTTGCCGCCAACAAAGTTATGCGCCTTGTTGGTAAGACGCCAAACGCCCGCGCCTTTTTTTTCTTTATCATCATTGGGCGCAGATTCAACCAAGCCCCAATGCCGCATTGTTGAAAATGATTTTGCCCGCATCATCCAACGCGGTGCAACCTTTGCGGTATGAATCCAACCATCGGCATCTTGTTCGTTCTTCTTCATCCAAAGAAGTGAAAGCGCATTTGTTTCATCAAGATGGAATGTGTTTATCTTTCCCCATCTTGCACAACAAGGGCAATTACCGCCATCGCCCTCTAAAACTTTTTTGTAATCGGCGCGTAGCCTTTTCAAATATTCTTCTTCAAATAAATCGTTCATTTTGTAGTGTCCTATAAGGTGGGGGTACTGGCGTTCGCCCGACAGAATTGTCGCGTTTTCCCCCCGTGTTACTTAGAAGGGCGCATCCATATCATCAAATACTGGCGCGGCTTGGCGTGGTGCTGATTTAGGTTCTAGCGGCGGTTTAGCAGTTAACCAACCATCCCAATTAAGCGGCACATTGTCAATCTTTAAACTGATACCTTGCCCTTTATCCCATAGCGTTCCCACTTTGGCAAACCGTTTTTTATTGTTGCCTTGGGCATCGGTGTATTCGCCCACTACGGCGATTAAATCTAATTTAGTTGACATGGTTTAATCTTTCATTAAGTTTACTAATTTTGGCATCAAGTTCGGCTAAGAACTTTGTTACTTCTTCTTTAAGCATTGCCACATATTCCGCATCAAATTCAACGCGCTTAACAAACATTTGTAACCCGCTTGGTAGGCGTGGGTCAAACGATACGAAATCTGCCCATGTGCGACCCGTGCAAGACATTTGCCATTGCACTTGGGTTATGTACTTTGTCGGTACTTTTTCGCTAATCAGGGTATCAATGTGGGTTGCCGTGTTAGGGCATTTAATTTCTAGTAAGCCAAACACGCCTATTAAGCCATCAGGCGAAGCCCCTGCGCGTTCAATTGTTGGGTGGGCAATGTACCCTACTTCATCAACCAAAACATCGGCTAGGGATTCATACGCGGCGCGGGCAAGTGGTTCGGTTTCCGTACCCCATTGCATAGCCGCATTTGTGTACGATTCTGCAACCGTTCCCGTCATGCGTTCGCAAATCAATTGCGCCATGTAGTTTTCGCGTGATGCTGAATAACCACTTTTGGTTTTGGCAATTACATCAGCAACGCGGGATGCCGTGACATTACCCAAGCGGGCGGCAAACCATTCGGGCGTACCTTGTTCAACTTTTTCAATCATTCTTGACCTTTTAGTTTTAGATTGGTTTCTGCCATTGCTTCCATAACAAGTCGCACACCTTTTGCGCCAAGATTAGGAATTTTTCTCAAATCGCGAATATCCCACTTACACAACTGTTCTTTTGTATAAATATCTTCTGCCCTTAGACAATTAAAATATCTAACTGGCAAATTTAATTCATGCAAATTAGCGGTTTTATATAAAATTTGTTGTTCTTCTTTTTTTTCCCATTCAGCATGAATTTTGTCGCGGTGTTCTAACATTTCTATTGCTAAACGATATGAACTTTGTGCTAACGAAAAATAATTTGTAATTCCAAATTTTTCAATTTGCGCGGTCATCGCAATAACCGCAAAGTGGTCTAATAGTTCTGTTTTAGTCATTGGTAATCTTTACATGAATGGTGTTTAGCATCTTCGCGGTCTTTCCATGTACCCGTGCAACCTGTACATTTAAACTGCCCTGCGGTGATTGAAAACTTGCCCGTTAATCTTGGTTTTGGTAGTTCAAATTCTTCTGCGTAAATTTTGTCACGCATTTTTTGTGCTACTAAATTAGCAAAGTTTATAAGCCCTTTGGTATAGGTTGGTTTGCCTACAAGCCCCGATTGTCTAGCCATTTCAATAATTTCATCTTGTGTCATCATTTCCCCTATTTTTCGTTTGCGCCACATTACAGTTTTGCTTTAACTTTGTCTTTAACTGCAATCACTTTCTTTTGCCAATCAGCATTGCCGTTACAAGCGGTGTAGGCGGCTTTGTAGGAGTTCTTTAAACCATCTTGGTCGGTTGATGCCTCAATAGCGGCTAAGTGGTCT